GAGATGCATAGAAATCCGTGTATTTATACCAAAATTCATTTATCTCTCAACGTAGCCAACGAAAGCGGGCAAAAACAAGGTTTTTTAACTAATTAGAAGAGCCAGATATTAGAGTTTGGGCACTCTGTCGTGAAACAGAATTATCACCTCGGACAATTCGTGAATATATCAGAGAATTAAATGCGAGCAAGAATGTTGATATTTCCAACATAAACGAGTAAAATTTGAGAGATGCATAGAAATCCGTGTATTTATACCAAAATTCATTTATCTCTCAACGTAGCCAACGAAAGCGGGCAAAAACAAGGTTTTTTAACTAATTAAAAGAAAGCAATATGGCAAAATTGAAAAAACGACAAATATTCAAGCAAAAGGAAAAAGACGTGCAAAAAGCTATTTCCGATATGTTAATGATGGCTGGCTGGCTGGTAATCCGCATCAATAGTGGAGGCTGGCATAGTGATAATAGATTTTTAGAAACTTATAAAATATTGAATACAAATAATAGTAGCGGTTTCCCAGATTTAATTGCAATGAAAGGGAATAGATTTTTGTTAATTGAGTGTAAAAGCACTGACGGGAAATTACGAAAAACACAAAAAGAATTTATAGATTTAGCAGAATATCACAATGTTTCAGTAATTGTTGCTAATAATGTTGGAGATGTAGTTAATTACTTGAATGTAAAAGATATAAGTAAGATTATTTAAGAATTATCAAGTAAAACAATGTAAAAGTATAATAATAATGAAATTAAATAAGATATATTGTGGGGAGGCGCTGGCAATTTTGAAAACGTTCCCATCCAATAAAATAGATTGTGTAATTACGTCTCCGCCGTATTGGAATATGAGAGATTATCAAGAAGATAATCAGCTGGGTTTGGAGGCAACGCATCAAGAATATATTAACAAATTATGCAATATATTCGATGAAGTAAAACGAGTTTTGAAGCCAACAGGGACTTGTTTTGTTAATATGGGGGACACTTACGTAGACAAGGAATTAATGCAAATACCTTCGAGATTCGCAATAGAAATGAGCAAGCGGGGGTGGTTGCTTCGCAATAATATAATTTGGCATAAAAATAATAGTATGCCCTTTCCGGTAACAGATCGGTTTACAGCTGATTTTGAAAACATATTCTTTTTTGTGAAAAACAAGCGATATTATTTTGAGCAGCAGCGTGAACCGATAAGCCGAGAGCCGATTAAACGTCCTAAATTCAGGCGTGAAACAAATAAGAACAAAAATTTATAATATAATAATCAAATGGCGTGGCATGCGAAAGTGAATAAAGGTATAATAACAGGTCGTAATAAACGCTGTGTCTGGCGGATACCTACGAAGCCGTATTCGGGGGCACATTTTGCAGTATATCCGCCCAAATTAATTGAAACGCCGATAAAAGCAGGCTGTCCAGAGTTTGTATGTAGCCGATGCGGGTTCATCAAAGAAAAAATTATTAAAAGAACGAGTATGAGCAAAGATTATGTTCTGAAAAATGCTATTCAGGGTAAGAATAGAGCTGGGATTTTGGGATTAAGTAAAACTTCTACTTTATTATTAAAAGGTGGGGGGACGCATTATAACCGCTGGAAAGCAGAGAATCCAGATCAAGTGTTGGGTTATACCGATTGCGGTTGCGGTGCGGAGTTTGTTGGTGGCATTGTTTTAGATCCATTCTTTGGGAGTGGAACTACGGGGAAAGTTGCTATAAATTTGAATAGAAATTTTATAGGTATAGAATTGAATAGTGATTACGTAGACTTAGCGCAGAAGCGTATAAATTTAGAATTAGAAAAGCGGGAATTACAATTATTTTAGGAGGTGATTTATGTATGTGATTAGAGCATTAATAATATTAGTTTTAGTTGCTCTGTTGTGTTTAAAATTTGGGTATGTATATATTGAGCCATTGTTGGCATATATGCAAGAAAGCGATGGTTTCTGGCTGGTTTATTTTGGATTTAATATTGGCTTGATAACTTTGTTAGTTATTGTTTATTTAATAGTAGAGGGATTAAAAGTGGGATATGCTAATAAATTTAAAAGGAGTTAAAAATGGAGGCAGTTAGTTCATTATTTGGTAATAATTTATTGTTGCTAATTATAATAAGTATTGTTTCATTGGCAGCAACATTAATTGTGTTCTCGTTATTTATTGCATTGATGGTGCATTTATCGAATAAACGTGATGATCGTAGATTTGAGAAACGTATATTAAACGGCGGTGGGGACGGCAGTAGATATTATTACAGAGAACGTTACAAAATTGGAGGAGGCAGGTATGGAGATAAATAAGATATATAATGTAGATTGTATTGAATATATGAAAACTTTGCCAGATGCAAGCGTAGATATGATTATAACGGATCCGCCGTATGGAATTAATTTTAACGATGGGGATTTGAGCGCTATAAAGAATAGAGTATTTGGGTGCAAACAAAGAAGTGTACCCAGAGCAATTATGAATGATGGCAACAAAGAGGCGTTACAATTATTTACTCAATATACAAAGGAAGCTAATAGAATTTTAAAAGCTGGCGCTTTTTATTGTGTTTGTGTTGGTGGTGGTGGTGGTGCGCAGCCGGTATTCGCAAGGTGGAGTTTGATTATAGATAAATTGATGGGCTTTAATCATGCTGTTGTTTGGGACAAGGGAGGTTTAGGTATGGGTATTCAATGGCGGAGGAGTTACGAATTTATATTAATTGGTCGAAAAAAAGGTCAATCTTCGCACCGATGGAATGGGGGGAAAAAAGAATGTAATATATTAAGGGAAGGGCGTTTCAATAAAATTATACCAAATAAAGATCAGCATCCAACAGAGAAACCTGTGAAATTGTTTAGATATTTTATAAATTTATATAGTAATAAGGGCGATCTCGTATTCGACGGATTTTTAGGCTCTGGCACTACGGCTGTTGCATGCGTGAAAGCGAACCGCAATTTTATCGGATGCGAATTAGATAAGCAATATTATGATATTGCACAAAAAAGAATAAAATTAGAACAAGATAAAAAAGAAACAGAATTATTTAAAGAATAAGAACAAGGAGTAAAAATGCAAGAAATTAAATGCTTAAACAAAGGTTTTGTCAGATTAGTCGACTCGATGGGCGGCGACGACTCTATCGTTCAAGCGGCGCGTGTTTCTTACGGCGCCGGAACGAAAACTCAAAAAGAAGATAAAGAACTTATTCGATACCTCATGCGACACCAACACACTTCACCTTTTGAAATGGTAGAATTTAAATTCCATGTTAAATTGCCAATATTCGTAGCTCGACAATGGGTGCGACACCGCACCGCAAGTATTAATGAATATAGTGGACGTTATTCTAATATGAATAATGAATTCTATATCCCAGAATTAAATCGAATAAAAACTCAAAGTAAGCTCAATCACCAAGCGAGTAGTAACGAAAATATAGCAGAAAAAGAAGCTGAATATATGCAAGAAACAATAGGGACACAACAAGAATTATTATTTCTTACTTATCAAAACTATTTAGCTTCCGATGTAGCCAGAGAAATTGCAAGGATTAATCTCCCGCTTTCAATATTTACAGAATGGTATTGGAAAATAGATTTACATAATTTATTGCGTTTTCTCAAATTACGATTAGATAAAACGGCTCAATATGAAATACGGGTTTATGCCGAAGCAATAATGCAATTAATTCAGCCAATAGTTCCCGTTACTTTGCAAGCATTTGAAGATTACGTATTAAACGCTGTAACGTTCTCTAAGCAAGAACTACAATCATTAAAGAAAGCATATTCAAAGGTGCCGGCGCAAGCAGCATTGTCTTATGCAAAAAATATGAACAAAACAGAAAAAGCAGAATTTAGGGAAAAAATAGTGGAATATTTAATGTAATAAATAACGGCGGTTGTTCAGACCGCCGCTCTCATTGAAAGGTAATATATGGATATATCAGAAAACGAAACTAAAAGAATAATAATAATCAAAAGGCTATGATTATTTAACTACAAATATATAATAAAATTTATAAAAAAACAAATAAAAAATTACATATTTTTTATATTTTTGTTTGCAATTTCCAATTAAAATTACTAACTTTGTAATAGCAATTATACGTAAGTAACGCTCTTTTTGGTAAATGCAATTAAGCAGAATTTAATAAAAATATATGCCAGAAAGGGCGTTAATTTAAGCAGATAACAATTAATTAGTTCAGTTTTATTCAAATTTATAAGGTGATTTATATGTATAAAGTCGAGATATTACTCGAAGGCAGCAGTCCAATAGTATTTTCCAAATACCATTCTACTCCTAAAAAAGCGAAAGAAAGTCCTGCGGATTACGAAACTCGTACCTGGCGTGAAAAAGCACATTACGATAGTCAAGAAAATGTGTTTGTCCCCGGCACAATGATAGCTTCTTGCATACGTGAAGCAGCCAAATTCTTATCTCAACAAGTGCCTGGCAAAGGTAAAGCAACATTTACAAAACATTTTGACGCTGGTATTCAAGTAAACAATAATGCAATGATTGGTATTAAAAAGAAAGAATTAATACCGTTAACTTTATTTGTCCCCTCCAATGGTCAACGAGGTGGCGGGACGCGTGTTGAAAAAATGTTCCCATACATACCAGAAGGCTGGCTTGCTAATTTTACTATATTCGTTATTGATACCACAATTACAGAAGAAGTAATGAAATATCACTTACAACAAGCAGGTTTATTGATTGGTATGGGTAGTTTCAGACCGAGAAATAGAGGCATTTATGGTCGGTTCAGATTGAAAGATTACAAGTGGACAGAAATGGAATATAGGGATATATAATAGTATTTAATATGTAAATTGAAAACAAGAAAATTAGTAATTTCGTTCCGTTTACTTTGGTTTCGATAATTTGTGATTGCTTAAGTCAAGTAATTAGGCTGGCATCTTTAATCGGGTGCCAGCTTACAAAATATTATGTTCTATTTCGTTGACGTGCGATTCCATAATTTATATCAAGTTCAGTCAAGCAATTTGGGTTAGTTCTTGTGAAAGGGAATTAACCCGCAAGTTCTTTGTTATATTGAGTTCTGATCAGTTATAATCCATTGTATTTGCTTCGCTTTTGTCAAGTTTCGTCAAGCAACAGTCAAGCAAATTAAAGTAATAAAAAGTGTTAAAAATTATATTTACTTCTGTCGGCATGCAATACGTTCAATTGCGTTGAATTATGTTACAATGTGCCAACTTGTATTTTGTTATATAAATAAGCTGGTTTCTTTGATCGGGAGCTAGCTTACAAAAAAATAGTATTATGACGTAAGGTGGCTTAAGCTCAGTTAAATTGATGTGCGTTAGATTTTGATTTGTTAAGTAAATTAGATTGATTTCTTTAATCGGAGGTCAATCTGCTAAAAACTTGCATTTGTTATTTTGCAGTTTCATGGCTTGCGCTTAGTTGAGTTCAGTTAGCAACTACAGGGCTGGTTTCTTTGATCGGGAAGTAGTTCTCTAAAAACAGTTACGTTGTGTTGATTTATGATCTCTCGCATTATGCTTTATCGAATTGATTTATGTTAAATCAAGCTAAATTAAAAAGAGCTGGTATTCTTGAATGAGTGCCAGCTCTCAAAAAATAAGTTAAGTTGAGTTATAATATAATAATTTAAATTAAGTTAAGTTCAGTTATATTTTGATATTATTCGTTTAGTCAAGTTAATTATTCATTCTATTTACAATAAATTTATGTAATCTTTGCCGTATATCTTCAATATCTTCTTCTTGTACCACTAAAAATGGTCTTGCTGGTAATTTAATATCATGTGGCTTCGTATATCTTACAGTCTTACCCTTTGCTTCTAATTCTTTTGCTTTTTTCAATGAAATAAACAGCGGCATACCATTGCTATCTTCTACTTTCCTTTGAGCTATTAAATATGGTAAATATGGCGTCCCGCCGGGGTGCTTAATTGTAGCGCCAAAGTGTTGAGCTGCTGCGTAGCGTTTATTACTGCCAATTTCAATGTTGATGTCCCCAGTAGATTTAAAATTCATATCATCATCAACGGTAATATTAACATTGCTATTTACTGCAACTCTAATAGAAGCTGCTAATTGTCCGCTGTCTAAAAGCGTTTGTCCGCTTTGTTTAATAGCTCGTTTCGATGCTTTCCATTTCTTTTTGCCTCCTCCGAGTAAGCTGTTACCGTATCTTCCTCCAACTTCAAAATTTCGTTCTATTGAATTTCTTAATATATTTCTAATTGTTGGCTCTAATTCTTTAAGTGTAATCGTTTTCACAATATTATTCCTCGTAATTATTTAATTCTTTATCTAGCGCATTACTTAATTGCTTATCGTATTTTTTTATATCAGGTTGCCAAGCGTCAAGCGGGTTATTATCAAAGCCAGGTGCGGGTTTATATTTAGCTCCTAATTTTTCTCCATCGGAAACTCGCAATTTGTGTTTTTCTAAATAATCCTCATCTACTGCGATAACTCGGCTTCTACAATTATAATGCAATGGTGGGTATGATACGTCCCAGAAGCTATCATTGGCTCGTACTACTCTCCCGTTTAAAGCGTTACAAAGATCAGTAGTTCTATCATCTTGGACAGCGATAAATTTCATATACGGAAATTCTTCAATAACTTCTTGTTGTTCGGCGTATCTTCCAGCCATATACGAAGATTGCAAATTTGTTCTATAAATAGTATCTAAGTGCCAAGCTTTGCCTTCTGAGTTTTTAGAGAATCCCGCTTCTTCTAATTTGATTTTTATTTCTTTTTTGAATGTTGCGGCGGTGGTGCCTTCATCTATTGCTTTCACAAGTTCATCTAAAAACATTTGTAAGACGTCAGTGCTGCTTGCTTTTGCAACTGTAAAGCAATGTTTTCTAATAGCAGCAACTCGTTCTTGCCAATTCCCCGTAACTTTAATTCCTTTTGATTTAAGGAATTTCACAGCTTGTTCGGGTGATTTATCGAAGCATAGCTTTAATTGTTTTAAAGTGTTATTTTTCATATTCATCGTCCTCAATTTCTGAAAACTTGCCAATAAGTTCAGCTGTAAATAGAATATTCGTTAAGTATTCTTCAAATTCTTTTGTATCAATATCTTTCAACATTTTCGGTAATTGCTTTTTCATCTCATTTAAAGTATCATATTTAGTTAATTTATCAGCTATAAAACTAACTATTGATTGATTAAATATATCGTTATCGAAAGCTTTGTCAGTAAGTTCATCTATTGCTAGCTGGTCTTCGGTATCTTCGTTTTTCATTAATAATTTATTAGCAATGTTTTGAGCATAAATTTTAATTTGTCGCACAGCTTTTGCATCTTCTTTAACGCCTTCTTCTTCATCTTCTAATTTATCGCTTGTTTTTTCAATATCCTCTTCTTCGGTATCTTTTTCTTTTGTAGTTTCTTTTGATTTATCTGCTTCTTTTTTAGCAGGTGCAGAATAGCTATCTTCGTAATAATTATCTGCTTCGGCTAAATCTTCTTCTTCAAATCCATACATTTTTTGCAAATATTCTTTACTTACTTTATAGCCAGCGTTTTGTAATACGGGGACTAAAATAGCATCTCGCTGTGCTTGTTCCATATCAACTTCCTCCCTTGCATAGAGGTCATAAATTGGCATTTCCTCGCCGTTAAAGTTGAAAGAATGCACTAATTTAATTAGTTTATTCCAAAACATAATTGGGTATTGTTTATCGGAATCTACAATATCCTTTCTTACATCTGTAACGGTGGTATCATTGCTTAATTTATCACCGCTTGTGCTTTCAGAAGCGCCGCTGTGTCCAAGTTGTAATTTAGTATTCTGCTCATCACAAATTCTGTATATATTTTCAAAAATAGCAGAATTATCAGCTTTGGCAATATTTTGGAAATTGAGTTCAGTTCCCTCTGGAATAACGATAACTCCATCTTGGCACATATCATTAATTTTATTTAAGAACAAAGTAGCAGCTTCTTCACCTGTAACATTAAAACTTGCGGCGAGTAATGCTGGATTATACTTGCCAACAGCATAAGGCATCCCGTATTTTTCAGAAAAAGCAATCCAAAACTTTGCAACTTCTTTCTTAAAAATTACATTCCAATAGCAATTAGATAAAATAGCTTCGCCGTAAGGATTAGTCGCTGTTGCTTTATGCTGTAATACAATATATCTTGCAGGATTATCTGCTAGCTCAAAAGAGCCTTGTTCGTTACAAATCATTAACTCGCCGGGGACGTTAAATTTGGCATATTCGTAGGGGACAAGTGTAATATCTATTGGCACAAAGTAATCTTTGTAGAAGCCCCATCGGAGCGCAAATACGGTGCGTCCAAATTGCGGGGTATCAAGTGTTAAATTTGTAATATTAGCATATAATCCATCTCTAATATATTTATCAAATAATGATTTAATGAATTCGAGTTCAACTTCGTTACATTTAGGGTTATCGATATATCTTTCAAGCGAGGTTACGCCTGGCTTTCTATTATTTTCAATAACGCCGTAAAGTTGCGGGTCTGTCAATAGTTTTTTATAAATATCAACATCATATCCTATACCCATTTTCTTTAAAACGGGGTCAGGATTGGGCAACAATTTAGAGAAGCCGTGAAATACTTGTCCAAATTGGAAATTACTTTCAAGTAAATCTTTAATACTTCTTTTAAGAGGTAAAGTAGTTGGTAAGGCGTGTTTATTCGTAGTCGCATTAGGCATTTTTGCACCTTAAATATTAATAATTAGCATATTTATCAATTCTGTTTTTATTTCTTAATGATTTTTTAGAAACTAAATCTGGGAAAATCACTGCGGTAGAAGACCAATATTTTTGTCCATGCGTAAATGCGGCATAGCGAAATGAGTCACAGCAGTGGTCATTAAACTTCACAGGTTCATCTAAAAGCATATTATTTTTATTTTCTTTCCATTTATACGATCTAATTTCTTTCAATAGATTTACGCTTGCTTTATCGGTATGTAATTTAAAGTTTTTCACATAAAAAATACCAGCTGAAACGCTTTTATCTGCTTTATGAATATTAAACCCTGCATCGTAAATTTCTTTAATCCTTTGTGGGTCAGCGCTATCGGCGTAAATATAATCTGTTTTATTTGGGATTAATTGCTCTAAATATCTAAGGAAATCTGTGCTTTTTACGCCTGCTTCGTAAAATAATTCTTTAATATATAAATTATCACCATCTCTTGAAACGCTACACAGCGCCGTTGGTGCGTGGAAGCCGAAGTCCAGTCCGTAAATTACTTCTTTGAATGTTGGTAATTTATCTAATACTTCTATTTTGGGATATACTAAATTAACAGCTTGTGCAACGTTACCCAGCCCAAATACTTGCCAATAATTCTCGTCGATAAGTTTTAGTCGTTCAATTTCTTCTATTTGTTCTTTTGGCAAGAAATCGTAATTATCTAAATATGTCGATTGAATATATGCACAATCTTCTCTCGTTAAAATATGGTCATATACCCAGCTAAATTCATCTACGGGGTTATAATCTACGAAGATTTTGCCCCTTGTTCTCAAAATTAATTGTTGCCAATCGTCATAAGTAAGTAAATTTACTTCGTTGCAGAATAATACATCTCTACTGGGTCCTCGCAATTTAGCAGAATTATCAGCTGAAAAGAACTCAATCATAGAGCCGTTATCGAATTTATATATAAGTTCAGTTCTATTCCAATTGCGTTCTTTAAACAGCCCCCAATTTTCCATAATTTCAATAAAATCTCTAATAGCGCCGCGTTTCAAATGCGGGAGGGTGCAAGAAACAACAGAAATTATATTTTTGTCGCTTTGAGAAATTGTGATAAGTAATTGTTGGATTGAATATGTTTTTCCAGAGCGAGTCCCACCTTGATTGGTCATTACTTTTTTATCTGAAAAATAATAAGCATCGTAATTAGCATAATACACAGGTGAAGCTCTAAATTTATCATTGCTATTCGGTATCTTTAATTCCATCATCGAACTCTATTTGTTTTTCTTTTATCATTTTTTGCAAGAGTGGGGATTTACTGCCGTGAATAGTAATATTGAATTGGCTTTTTAGTGGTTCTCCGCCGGAGGCAATATCAACATTTTGCTTGTTTATTGTTGTTGGCATATCATTAGCTAATCGTTCAGTATTTACGATTGCTGCAAATTTATCAGCAGCTTTAATAATTAAATCTATTTGTTTGTCAACTGATAATTTATCGAATTTATTTAATTGCTCGGCATAATTTTTAATAAAGAATTTAGCAGGTGCAACGAGGGCGGATTCTACTATTTGAGAATCTTGCAAGTGTCGGCGGCGCATTTCGTTTAATCTTTTAACATTTTGAGCAACAATTTGTTTGTCAATAAAATCTTCGTAAGCTTCTATTCTTCGTTTCCATTGGTATATAAAAGATAACTTTGCAACTTGTCCGTATGTTCTTTTAGCCATCTCAGCGCAGAGCTTTACACTACGAGGCTCTGGCATATCTCTGTAAATTCTAAAATATGAAAAATCAGTTACAGTTTCTTTGGGTAATCGTTCCCAAATTGGGTAATCGTCTGGGAATCTATCTAAATTATATATTTGTGATTTTTTTTTATTTTTATCATTTTTTGTCATTAAGTTCCTCCTTGTAACAACTAATATCTATATCCGCTCCGTTACATTTAATATTGCATTTAATATTGTTATTATCGCAATATTGTATATATCTTTTAACAATCGCATCACAGAATTTTGGCTCATATTCTATACCATAACAAATTCGGTTTATAGTTTCAGCTGCGATAAGCGTTGAGCCAGAGCCAAGAAATAAATCAAGCACTAATTCTTCTGCTGCGGTAGAATTTTGCATAGCTCTAATTCCTAATGCTATTGGTTTTTGTGTTGGGTGAATATAGCTTAAATTATGGTCTTTGCTTATCTCCCAGACTGTTGTTTCGTTAGTGGGTCCAAACCATCGGCTGTCTTCACTAGTGCCAACAGCTGCGTCTTTGCCAGCGAATACGCAGGGTTCGTGAATACGTTTATAATGCACCCAAGAGAGCGGTGCGTTTTGTTTTTTCCAAATTATCGGTATTTTATCGTAAGGAATATCGTTAAGATTTAGCGCTTCTAATAATTCTGTATAATATGTAGTAGCGTGCCAGATATAATAATGTGCATATTCAATCATATTATCTTTGGCATTTTTAATAAAATTGAATAGAAATTCTTTATATTCAGTATCGCTCATACTATCGCTCCATTCAGAGCAATATTTGTCAGTCCAATCTTTATTTTTATCTCTATTTATAGAACGTTCTTTATTAAATTCAGCATAATTAACGTTATATGGTGGGTCTGTAAATAGCAGATGTGCTTTCTTGCCGTTCATTAATTTAGCAACGTCATCGGCATTTGTGGAATCACCACATAGTAATCTATGATTATTTAATTCGTATAAATCGCCTTGTTGAGTAATAGCATTTTGTTCGTTAATTTCTATTTGAAAGTCATCTTCTTCTATATTATTTAAATCTACGTTATCGATTAAATTCTGTAATTCTTTTAATTTCTGCTCATCGAAAGGCATTGTTTCAAGCAATTCTTGGTCATCGAACTCGATTTTCACTTCTTCGATTAATTTTGCAAGTTTATTCAAATCAGCATCGAAGCGTGTTTCGTTAGTTTCGATTGCGATTCTTTGCGCTTCTGCAAGTGAAATCTTACCGTGGTCGTAAGCAATCAAATAATCTTTCCCAAGTATATCTGTGCTTTTAATTCTATGATTACCATTTACGACTTCATAATATCCTGTCGGTAGTTTCCTTACTTGAATATTTTCAACTTGTCCGAGCCGTTTTATGCTATTTGTAAGTTTTTGCGCTGTAAAGTCATCATCTTCTTTGTAATTCCAATCTGCTAAAACGATAATTGCTCTTGGGAATATTTTATAATTGGCAAATATTTTAGCGTCGGCATCGGGTATGCCAGCGTTTTTAAAATCAATTCCAATCGCAGGTTTAATTAATTTAGTTAGTTCTTCTATGCTTAACATATTGTTACTTTCCCTATCTATATATTTAAAATTCGCTACAAATATCAATAAAATATAATACTTAACACAAGCTATTTAGCAATGACACTCGTTGTGCAAACTACACTGCAAGCTGCAATGCTATAACGATTTGTGTTTAATTACTTAATAATTCATTTTTGTTTGTAAAGATTTTGCAAAATACTAAAAAATTATGAAAAAATTATATGTAATTGGAGTTATCGGAGATGAGTACGGGTCGGAAGGTTGCGCCGCGTTAAACGTTGGGATTTTTCTCAATAATTTGAAAAAAGATGAAGAATTTGAGGTATATATAAATTCACCTGGCGGCTCGTTATTTGAAGGCGTTGCTATTTATAATTTACTTGCAGAATATCAAAATCAGATGACAATCAAAATCGTTGGCGAGGCGTCGTCAGCTGCTTCTGTAATTGCATGTGCAGGTGCGGAAGGCAAAGTCCATATAGCAGAAAGTGCGCTTATGCTTATTCATAATCCTATGTTATTGGCTTGGACTGTTGATGAAGACCAAGCGGCTAAAATTGCCAGCGAATTAAGAACAGTTAAAAATTCTGTTTTAACGATATATAATAATAGAACGGGTATCGATAACAATGAGCTTGCAGAATTAATGAAAAAAGATGAATATATGAACGCAGAGCGTTGCGTCAAACTCGGTTTTGCAGATAAAATATATTCGCCAACAAAAACCGAAGCAAAGAATTTAACTGAAAAAATGCAAAATATAATGCAACACAAGTATATGTTTTTTAAGCCAACACAAACAATTTCTACAATTAACAATAAAACTACTATTTCTAACAAACACACAGGAGGTAAAGCTGTGGATCCCAAGAACTTAGAAGATGCAATTTCTATGCTTTCAAAATATGAGGCGAAGAATCAAGCACTTACAAGTCAAATAGCGGAGGCTAATAAATCGCTTGAAGAATTTGGCGTTCAGTTAAAAGCACGCGAGAGTGAAATATTAGCATTGCAAGAAGGTATAAAGCTTGCAAAGACCGAAGCGGAAGAGCGCAATAAAACACTTGCCGAATTGAGAACGAAACAATTTGAAAATGAAGCAAAGATGTTTTGTGAGCGTATGTTCCAAGAAACAAAATTAACGCGCGCTGAAATTAACGGCAATGCGAAGGAAGGCGAGTTGCCAGATAAAGTCGCTTTTTTAATGAAAGCAAGAGAAAACAGCGAAGAGCTATATCAATTAATGCTGAAAGATATTGAGAATAGACCATCGCTTGTCAATTTAACAGATAAAAGTAATTTTCCAGCGAAAGAGCAAGAAAATGAATTCCTTGCTTATGCGGCGAAAAAATATAACAATGAGGTGAATAATGGCTAAAATCCCACAATCTTACGGCTTAACTATTTTGGGTTCTTGCGAGCCTGAACAGATATTTGCTTCCGCAAGACGTCCTCGTCAATTTGACATTACAGTGGCTCAAGGTAGTAAATTAAAACGCGGGACTTTAATGCAAAAGAAGTCTGACGCTGAAACATACGAAATTTGGGACGGCTCACAGGATATGGCGGGAGTGCTTGGGAACGATGTTGATGCCACAAATGGTGATATTAATACATTTTTAATGTTCGATTGCGATTTATTGGACATCGGCATTGAAGCAGCTACTACGATAGTAACAGGTTTCGATAGAAATTCTTTAATTAACATTATGAGTGAACAGCAAGAAGGGGAAGGTGAATAATATGAATACAGATATTTTAATCCCAATGTATGATAGCAGATCTTTAACTGCTGCTGTAAATATGGTAAAGATAACTGATCCATTTATTTATGATACGTTTTTCAAAGCCAACAGCATGAATTCGCTTGCTGATAAAATTGATGTGGAAATTCATGAGGGGAATACTCGTCCAGCACAATTTGTGCATCCGGAGGAGACTGAACCGCGTCCTGTTCAAAAGCAAGTTCGTAAAGTCCAGACTGTATCAATCCCCCGTACTTACGAATCGAAGACGTTTTCAGCTCAAGACCTTGCTAAAATTTCCGTTATTGGGAATGCTTATAGCACTTTAGAGGCAAGGCGTAAAGCTCAAAACGAGTATTTGATGACCGAATTAGAAGATTTACGTCAGCGCGTTATCACTTTACGTGAGCTTATGGCGGGTAAAGCTATTAGCACAGGCAAGAACGAATTTGATCAAAGTAATATCAATTTTGAAATTGATTATTTGTTCGTTCCAAATAAACAAACATTTAATTTAACAACAACAAATCAATGGACGCATGCGGATAGCAATCCTTTGGCACAAATTCGCACTTGGAAGCGTAACATCCAAAGGGCTTGCGGTTTAACTCCAACATATATGTTACTTGGGGTAGAAGCTGCTACGGCGTTTATTGATAACGTTAAAGTTCGAGCTATGCTTGATAATCGTAATATAAAAGCTGGTGAATTAGATTTAATTAATAAGCCACTTGTTGGTGCAAGTTATTTAGGCACTATACTTGGTGTGCGAGTTTATGAATATAACCAGCAATATGCTGAATCAAGCGATATTATAGATCCGAAGTATGCGGTTATGCTTGCACCGAGCAAAGATTTCCGAGTTCACTTTGGTCCCATTTATCGCATTCAAGATCGTAAATCTGTAAGTCCAATTTATGGCGAGTTTTATCTTGAAGTAGATAGCAAGAGCAATGAATCGTTTGTGCAGTGGAATTTAGAGCAGAAGTCGTTACCAGCTATACATCACCCTGGCAACATTATTACAGCGAAGGTTGTTTAATTTATGGAGTATAAGGTATAATTGCTTTATACTCCATTTACATATTTGAATTAGAAAATGTATTGCACGTTAGAAGATATATTATATGCTTTTGCAGAGAAAGATATTGCGGCAATGTCACAAGATGACATACCGCTTGACGAGGTGGATCAAGCTGTCATTGATGCGTCTATAACGCAGGCTTGCGGTTTAATTGATGCATATATTGGCGGTAGATATATAGTTCCGCTTATTTCTGCACCTGTAACGATTCAGCGTATCGCTATTGATATTGCGGTTTATTACATTGCCAAGCGTAGATATATCAGTGAATTTCCCGAGGCGTTAAAAATCGGTTACGATGAGGCTATTGCATATTTGATTGCTATTTGTGATGGTTTGCAATTATTAGATGCACCGTTACGCGAAGATAGTAATTATAAATTTGCAATAAAAGTAAATAAAACGCCACAAGATAAAAAGTTTTCTAAATACAAGTTGAGGCAGATAATATGACCTTACGGAGTAATTTAGAAGATAGCATATTAACACATTTGCAAGCTGATATAATTGGGATACCGATAGAAATTTATCAAAGCAATATATTAGATATAATAGAGCGCGCGATGATGCACTCGGTAGGTTTAATTGTAATTGGCAGTGCAGACGATTGGAGTAATTATGAAAGTGGCGGTGAATTTGTGCCGTATTTAGATGTTCCAATTTATATGCAGGTGCAGGTATTAACTAATGACAAGCGTTCTAAATACGGCTGTTATGAATATCAAGAGCAAGTATTAGATAGTTTGTATGATTACGAATTTGAAGGTCAACGAGTTAAAATTATACGAGATAAAGTAGAGAGCGACAGATTCCCCGGACCGATAGAAGGCGTCTGGCGTGGTTTGATAGTATTTAAATTTGAAACATTATTCCCTTTTTCATATTCGTTAGGAACTTAAATATTAAGTAAGTATGATATTAATAGATGCGGTAGTAACATGGGTGATAGCTGGTTTAATCACAGTTTTAATAGCTGTGGTGGGTTATTTCCTCAAAGTCGGCAGTAAAATTCTATTAAATGTAAATGAATTTATGCAAAAACAAATAGTAAAAAACGAAGTAAATGAAAAAGCGCATAGTGATGTGCGCGTAAGATTAAATTCTCATAGTAAGCAATTAGATAATCATGAGAGGCGTATCACAACAATAGAGGTTAGAAATGACATTTAAAAACAAAAAAGCTAATATGTATATCCGCAGTGCAATTGATTTTGTAACTCGTTACTCAATCATTTTTGCAATCGGTTTTTTAGCATTATATATCATAACTCCAATTATTCAGGAGTTAAATACTATTCGTTTAATATTTTTATTCGAGAGTATAGCGTTAATATTATCAAGTATAGGTATTTATTTAATTACGAATGCAAAATACTTGAAAAACGGCGTTTCAGTTAAATCAATAAAAGAAGTATGTTATGGTGAAGATGGTAAATTATCGGCGTATGAGTTACAGGCTTATATGCGTATAATCGGCACCATATTTTTAGCTATACATATCTTTGTTGGTTTATCTGTATTATCAATTTATATAGCTCAATTTTCTTCACCGATGTAACAAGGAGGCTACGATGCAAGAAATCTTATTACAAGATCATGATATGTCAAAAGATTTGGAATTAATTGCAGATTTAATGGATCGCAATGAATATCCCGAATATTTTGCTGTCGGCGTAACTTACAGGGAGGTAACAGGTGATGACGACGGCGTAGTGGAGTTTTACGCTACAAACAATAAATTTGATGCAGAAGATTATGTGCCGCTTGGCACATTAGAAATTGAAGGCGCAGATAATAAATTCAATAAATTCAATTTAGAAGTTTTACAACACCCGTTCAGCGAATTGTATATAAAATATACAGCTAATAGCGTAAGTGCGGGTAAATTGTCTATTGATTTATATAAGAAGGACTTTTGAGATGGCAAGACAAAGTTATCCACCTGCACCCCCGCCAGTAGATATTTCTGGCAAGGAAGATATAGCTAATAAAAAAAGTTCATTATCTGATAGTGAAATATTTTATCCAAATGTAAAAGCAGTTTCGGACGCTATAAGTGGTTTTGAAGTAACTACTAACAAAAAAGATACGTTGGCAGATTCGACTACTGATTATCCTTCTTCAAAAGCGGTTTATGATGCTTTGGTGGGCTTTGAAACAACAGATAATAAAGTTACTACTTTAAGTAATTCCGATAGCGAATACCCCTCTACGTCCGCTGTGTCTACGGCTTTGGCAGATAAATTAGATAAGGTGCCGAGCTATGAATTAGATCAGATGGAGGATTTGAATTTTGCTTTGCAAGATGCGGATTGCACAGAATTTGCAGCGGGTTTATCAGCGAATGCGGCGCTTTCTTTGGGTGCTAATATGCAAGATGGCGTTACAAGGTATGTAACTATTGTTAATTATGCAGGTGGTAGTATATCTATTACTTTGCCAGAGCGTTTTGGCTCAGAAAGTCCGCTTGAAATTGAGAATGGCTTTTACGGCGTTATTCAATTTTCTTATCACTTGCAAATTGGCAAGTGGTTTATAATTGCACAAAGTTTTGAAAATATTGAATATTCTGCGAGTTGATTATGAATTATTATTACATAGATAAAACGATATTACAAAGTAAAATAACTTTAAATGCGAGCAATGGCTATCCGCAGGCAGTAAAATTAGCTAAAAAGCAATATGATTTTGCGCTTGCAAACCCGAGAGCGACTTTAGAAGAAATTTTAGCAAAGGAATTAGCTCCGAAGCCAGCAGTAGTTTATATAGCTCCCGAACCGAGTTTAGGAGAACGAATTGAAATTTTAGAAAATTTAGAATTGGAGCGAATTATAGATGCGTAAAAAGTTATTCTTACATAAAAAAGCGAATGCGGGGGTGAAGGGCGGTTTCAAAATAGAAATACAAACTACTTCAGATGGACAGAGCTTTACACTACCACTTGTTGATCCGTCTACAATTAGAGGCACAGAAGGTGGCGTTGCTGCTGATTACGGCTACGATTTTATTGTAGATTGGGGCGATGGAAACACAAGCACAGTTCAAGCATATAACGATGCGAATAGAGTTCATAGCTATGAAACAGCGGGGACCTATAATATCGAAATAAAAGGGCAGTGTGATGGGTGGAGTTTTAATAACGCCGGCAGTAAATTATTAATTACAAAGATTAAAAGTTGGGGTGGCGAAGATTTTGATGGGTTCTGTTATTTGGGGTATGGATTTAGGGGGTGCACAAATTTAGCAAGTTTGCCAGAAAAACAAGCTATAAAACGTAGAATAAATGTAAAGAATTTAGAATATTTGTTTTATTACAATCCGATAGCAGAGATTCCGTCTGACCTATTTAAATATTGTGTAGATGTAAAGAATTTTGAATATTGTTTCAGGGGTTGCACTCGATTAACAGAGCTTCCGGCTGATTTATTTAAATACAACACACTTGTAAAGAATTTTAGATTTTGTTTCTGTGATTGCTCTCAATTAACATCTATACCATCAGGTTTATTTGATAATAACACACTTGTAACGAATTTCGAGCGTTGTTTCTGGGGTTGCTCTCAATTAACATCTATACCATCAGGTTTATTTGATAATAACACACTTGTAACGAATTTCGAGCTTTGTTTCAGGGGTTGCTCTCAATTAACATCTATACCATCAGGTTTATTTGATAATAACACACTTGTAACGAATTTTAGATATTGTTTCTGTGATTGCTCTCAATTAACATCTATACCATCAGGTTTATTTGATAATAACACACTTGTAACGAATTTCGAGCGTTGTTTCAATGGTTGCTCTCAATTAACATCTATACCATCAGGTTTATTTGATAA